GTCGTGGTTTCTATATTGATAACTTACTCCGTCAGTCGTTACTGGGTTATGGTCAAGTTTACCATTACCTTCAGTCCAATCACTACCACTCACCATATATGCGAATAAGTTTTGATTTCTTAATAATTCTTCTGAACCAGCATCATATAGATTTAAAAAATATTTTGCCGTAGAAGGTATTTTACCAGATTGTACTGATGACGAAACATCTGAATAATCAAATTGTATCAATACTCTTGAAATGTTTTGTACTGAACCATTTTCAGCGACTGATTTGTTAACTTCAAGTATTTCATCAGCACCAGTATTGATAGATGATGTTGTACCACCTGAATATATTGTTGCGTCTTTATCTCCGAATATAAAAAAATGCATTAGATATCTCCCACTACTTTACCTAATATATCTTGATTAGGATATTTGACTTCAAAGATACTTGGGTCTAATGACGGATAAACAATTCCGTTTCTGGTTGCCTTTTCAACATCATATACATTCCCACTATATCCTTGTGAAGTAGTTGCTTTGTTTTCAATCACAATAAGTTGATTGTTTGGATTATGGTCTTTTGGTGGAACTACACTTGCTACTCCGTCCACCAATGAAATCTGATATGCAATATCACTCAGAACAACTGGTTGATTTATTTGCCATTTCGATACATCAAAATGTTTTTTAACTGCTTGAACACAATTAAACAACACTTCACTTTTGTTGTATCCTCGTTGTGTAATGATTGCAAACTTAACACCGATGTTTACTACATACGCGTTTTTTAAATTAATTGCGTCTGTTAGTATTCTGTATTGTGATAAATATAATTTTAAATTTTGTTTTACGGCATCATTTATTGATGATAATTTTCTATTTTCATCATAACCCAATAAATACATATTCATCGCTAATGGATTTGGAATGATGTCTGTTTCACCATCTGTATTGGTTTCGTTTTGTTCGTCTTGAACAATGTATGCTTTTGCTATGTTTCCAAATTTTTGTGGTAATGAATATATTCTCGTGATGTAATCTTGTCTGGTTACTGCACGATTCTGTGTATTTAAATATGCTAATGCGTTTTGTTTTATTTCAGTAAGAGTTTCTTTAGATGCTCCACCTGTCGCAGGTAAAACATTATTGAAAGATAAACTATCTTCTGCTGTTTGAACTTTTGTAGAATCTAAATTACCACTATCAATTGTAAAGGTAATGTTCTTTCCTGATGTGATTGAGTTTGCTCTAACATTGTGTTCTACTGCACCACCATAACGATATTTGATTGTTAGTGTTGTATTGGCAGGTGCTAATCCATAAGTTTTTGTTTTCATAAAATTACTTGGGTCAAATGACTCATCTAATTTAGAAACACCAAATCCTAATGCTGAACCAACATTGTCGGGGTTTGGAATTATTACCTCATCAGGATTATCACTAACACCGGCACCAAATCTAACTTCTGTTCTGTCGTCTTCTGTTACTCTTGTGATAAATCTTCTTGATGACTTTATTAGTTTTAACATATAAGGTGTATCGTTTTGATATTGAGAATATGTTGGGTCATTTAAACTTGTGTTTTCTACGGATTCAAATACCGTATCTTGTGCCAAGAATGGAACTTCATACCAAGTATTACTATTGGAATCTGTAATCGATACGATTTCAGTAACACCAGTATTTCCAAGTGTTACCTTGTCAAACTTTTTAGCACTTGTAAATGTAAAAGTTTGTTCAGTAGTTGTTCCTGATTTTGCAATAACTCTTTTCTTTAATAAAAATTCTGTTGGTATGTTTCCTGAACTCGGTTGAACCATTTCAATATCTAATGGGTCAAGAGAACTCGATACTCTAAAATCAACTTGGTCTAATAAAGTAAAGTCTACACCAGAATCTGATGATACTATTCCGTTAGTCGATACAACTCCTGCATAATCTAAGTCGGCAACATAACCACCACTCCCATCTGATTTGGCCGGTACGGTTTGTGTTACTTCTAATTCTACTGATGCCGGAACTGCAGTTCTTGGTTTGTATCCATAGGATTGTGCTATGTTGTAAACATTTTTCTTTTCTTCGGCATAGTTTAATAAAGTTTCTCTGTATTGATTATCAACATAATAATTCAATACATCTCCAACATAAGATGCCATTTCAACAAACATCATACCTGGTGATGATTCGTTAAAGTCATTATATTGTGTTGGGAAATAAGTTTTTGCAAACTCAATTAGATTTTGTCTAACTGATGAGAAATCTCTACCAAGATAACTTACTTCTTTTTTAACTACTTTTTTATTTGTGTTGTAATCAACCGCCATTTTATTCTCCTACTTCAAAGGTAAATGTAATTGTATCCAGAGAGTCTGGTTCAAGTGTTGTAGAATATTCCAACGATGTTAAAACCTGGTTAGGATTTCTATCATCTTGCACTACAACTAAATTATTTACATTAACATAAGGTAACCAAGTAGATAAAGATTCTCTAATATCGTTTTCTACATTTTCTAAACTTGTTGGTGTTATTTGTTCGAACAAAAGACTTTTCAAATTAGAACCAAAGTTCGGTTGAAATATCCTTTCTCCTTTTTCAGTTAATAATAAATTTCTAATATTAGATTTTACTTGTTGTCTAATTGTTTTTGTCTTACGAAAAAAACCTTCTTGACTATAATCTAATGGAAATTCTATTCCAACATAAATGTCATCATCTCTATCTATTTCTCTAACATTTGCCATTATGGTCTAAAGTTCTCACCTTTTTTCTTATTGTTTATTGCTTTCATCAAACCAGAATAATCACGAGTTAATGCGTTCACTACATCTTCTGGAACTTGGTCTACATTAACACCTTGTTTTTTGATTGTTTGGACTGCACCAACTTCTCGTTTCATTTCTTTATTTCCACCTCGACCTAAGTCTCCGTATCCCAACACATCTGCCATATTGTCAGAACCTAACACTCCACCACCTAATGTTGGATATTCATCTTGTTCTTGACTACCCAATGGTTTTGTGTTGTTCAATACTTCGTTCAACGCTTGGTTTGATGTGTATTGTTTTTTTGGTTTTTGTTTGACTTTTGGTTTAGGTTTAGAAATCGTTTCTGCTAATTTGATTTCTTCTTTGTCATTAATAAATATCTCACTCAGTTGTTTTTTGATTTCTTTACGGACAACTAATTCGATTATTTTTACTAATTCGTTTTTCTTCATTTGTACTCCTATTTTAACTTTACGATATTACTTAAAATATCATCATTAATTAAATTTTTTAATTTACCTGCGAATGGTGTTGGGAGTGTTGCTTGTCCAGCACCAATGTCGGTAGTTTCAATTACATCTAAAATATCTTCTAATAATTTTTTTAATGTATTACCAAGAACACCTGGTTCTAAATTTTCATCATCACCTAAATTTATACTTGGTGAATACACATTAAATTCTTCTCTTCCGTGAAACACAATTCTATTTGATTGAATTGTAATCTGTGGTTTATTGTCTGGACTAAATACTTTTTTGTCAGTACCGAACCCAAAAGTTAGTTCTTCATTGGTTGTTAAATAAATAGAACTTTTTTCATTATCCAGATTCTCTTGATAAAATACTTCATCGTCATTTAAGTTTGTTCCGTCGATTCCAGCAACAATCTTTACATTTGGTGAATCAATATATTTTTTATCTTCTTCATTTGTTGTTTCGTTAAAAAAATCTTGCGATTGATTACTACCCAATCTAATTGAATTTCCAAATCTACCTTGTAAAATAGTATCACCCTCTCTTGTGATTAATTTTTTTGAACCATTAAAGTTCTCCGTAAAATATTTTCCAAGTTGAAAATTGTCAACTGGTTTTGAAGCGTACGAACTAATATTTGGTTTAGTGTTTGCTATTGGTGAGTTCTGAATGTTTAACTTGGACATATAATAATACTTACCCAAGAACTCGGTTCCCAATACCACTTCACCTCTTACTGGTATTTGTAAATTATTAGGGTCAAGTGGATAAAATAAAAATGTTTGTTCTATTGGACTATTTTGTTGCGATATAACATACCTACCACTAACGGCAGTAGCGTTAGAATCATTGACATCAGTCAATACATCTAAAACCTCTACGGGTTCAAATTTTAACATTAGTTTTCCTTACTGATAGAACTTTCTATTTCGTCTTTCTTGATTTGTAACTCTTGTACATCTGATTCTATTGCGTCCATAAGTTGTTGTTTTTCTTGTTCAGATAAACCAAACTCATCTCCCGAATCAGATGATACTCTTTTTTCTGCTGCTATAATTCTTTGAACGACGGTTGCTAATTTAACAAGTTGTTCATCGTTCTTGACATTGATTTCTAAATATTCTTTTAACATAGGAATTATCTGAACTGCTGTATCTCCATCTTTGATAAATCCCACAACCTCTTTCATCAATACTTCTAATTGAGTTTTATTGGTTTTGGAATTATCGTAGATGTCTTTGAATACATCAGATAAGGTTTTTCCTTCAAATATTTCGTAATCTTTTGCCATAAATTTTACCTAACAATAAATATACAAATGTTAAAAAATAGGAATATATATTTATATATTGGTTTATTTTTTTGATTTTGCCATATAGTTATTATACGAAATCGGTTTCAACACCGATTTTTGTTCATTTAAAGGGGGAAACTAAAATGAAAGACACAATCAAAATGATTATAGATAGTGTATCTGGTTTAAAAGATGTACTATTACATATAATCGGCTTAGGGGTTCTCGTACAATTAGTATTTGTAGGTGGATTCTTAGGTATAGATGTTGTTGGTAATTTGATTAGTCTTGTAAATGTATTTGCAGAAAGTGGATTTGCAGGATTTATATCACTTATAGTGATACTCGGATTACTGAACAAATAAAGGTGGATTAAAAAGGGGAATAGAAATATTCCCCTTTTTTTATTTTCTACCTAAAATCTTATAACACAATATATCACAACGAGTTAACTTAGGGTGAATCCCATTGTAAACTTCTGATGTTAACTCTAAATCATAATATTGATTTAACTCATTGTTTAACATATCGATATATCGTTTTGCGGTGAAAGGTTCTCCACTCCATATTTCTACTAAAACATACCTCTCAAATGTTTCTGGTAACATTAATACTTTTTCTATATCACCAGATACTGAATCATTCGCAGTCGAACTATTTGTAAATGGGTTCATATATGCTTGTGATGCTGAGAAATTAAGCATTTTTTTAAAGAAATGTTCATCAATCATACCTCTGTCGTGAAATACTCTAAGTTTTTTGTATTCCATAGTAATATTACCATTTTTATAATCTAATTTTGGTGTACGTGTAATATAAGATGGAAGTTCACATAACTCCTTATAAGGAACTTCGAACTCACCACCATATTCAGACATAACTCCTTTAAGAGTTTCACCTTCTTTGACGTGAACAATACCTTCCGAAAAGAATAAACCCTGCTTATCTTTTGGTGCGTTTTCACCAAGATAGTTGTTTTCTAATTTGTTAAGTATATTTGGATATTCATTTATTATTTTTTTCATATTAGAATATATAACCTTTTTTTAACAATGTCAAGTGTTTTTTTTATTGTTGTAACCAACTTCCAGTATATTTGGTTTCAATGGAACCGGTTGCTAAATAATTCTTTTGTAAATGAGCGTGATGTTTTTTCAACACATTAATAACTCTTGTGATGTGTTGTGTATTAGAACCTGTCATTTCTCTAATCAAAATATATAATGCTTTCTTATTGAAGTTCTCAATGTTTTGTCTTTGTTCCATTAAATACAAGACTGAATTGGCAACATCAATATCTTGTTTTCTTTTAAACACGGTAGTCAGATTGTTTGACCAGTATTCAACGAACAAATCCATATATTCTTTTTGTCCTTCCAGAATATCTATTCGTTGAGTTTCTCCTAAAGCATCTCTTTTGTAATCTGTAACTTCATCTGATTCGGTTTGTTTTAATTTTTTGTAGTTGTTATTATTATGTAGAATAAGATAGTTTTTTGCCACAATACTGAAATAACTAAATGCCTTTCCTTTACCTTCGGTAAACTTATGCATATTCATATATAAGAAACTTACTACTTCGTGTTTCACATCTTCACTCGGAACATCAAAGTAATAAAACTTAAATGTGTGAATAATGTTTTCTGCCAACTTTTCAAATGGAACTCTAATGTGTTCATTGTAAATTCGTTCTCTTATATGTGAACGAGTTTCTTTATTGTGTCTGATGATTGCATCTTCTGTTCCTTGGTGGAAGTAATATCTTGGTGAACCTTTTTTTGCTTTTCTTGGCATTTATATCTCCTGTTCTGTTATTTCGTTTAACTCATCTACTGCTTCTTTGATTGATGTAAAGATTACACCGATTTCATCATCAGCTTGAAAACTACCTTTAGCATCTACTTCTTCCAATACTTGTTTAGTATCTTGTATTCGTTGTGCATAATCTTCAATCCAAGTTTCAAGTTGTTCTACTTTTCTCGTTAGATTAAATGTAGTCCAACCTAATGTGATGATGATTATACTGAGTAATATATATCCTATCATTTTTTAGCCTCCCCAAATAGTTCATTAAAGATATCCTTAGCATCTGTGGTTTTGGTATTGAATTTTTCTTTTACCTCGTTGTTTTTATCAACTTGTTTTTCAACTTCTCTTTTAATCTTATTTACTGACATTTGAACTTTTTCAGTTTCTTTTTTATTACCTGTTTTCCACATATCTCTTTCGTAATATGTAGCCATCATATCAGCTTGGTGTATGATGATTGGTAAGTGTGTTCTCAACATAGATGTTGGTATTGATGTTTTTAAATATGCTTCATTTGCTTTAACATACATTCCGTCTGCCAATCTAATACCATAGAACTCTTGTTTAGAATATTTAATTCCATACTCTTGTAATAAAAAGAAACTTCTATCCGTAACGTCCATATGTTCTATCTCAGGATTTACATTATAAATCTTACCTTGGTTTTTAATATGCCACTCAGATTCGTTTGGTGTGTAGAATTCGTTTCCAAGTTCATCTCCAACCTTACCTAAATCGTGATGCATAGCTGCAAAAACTAATTCTTCATCTGTGAAGTCAATCGTTGCCCCTGCATCTTTCCATAGTTTTTTAATTTGTTTTGCAAATTTAATCACGTGTAATATGTGTTCTACATATCCACCGACTTTTGAATTGTGATAATGTTCTACTGAACTTGCCGGAGCCACTACCATTCTGTCTTCTAAGTCATCATACATATGATTTAGCTTATCTAATCTTAAACCACTAAATGTATCATTGATAATTTTTCTTAATGTTTTATAATTATCTGTTATTTGTTGTTCTGTTAATTGTGTCATCTACCTACTTCTCCTAAGTATTTTTCTTTTGTTTCTTCCCACGACATATCCATAATGTCTGAGTAGCAAAGTTGTTCTGGTTTTCATCTGTTTTCTGAATGCAATTTTTCATATCTCCTAATTGCTTTTGGTTTCCACCAATTGATAATTCTATCATAATCTAATTGATACTTTTCTTTCATT